AACCTAAGGTATCAGAGAAAGAAAAAGCTGCTACCAAAATAGTTAAAAAGATTGATGATAAAGAACGATATGATGACGCTGCACAAACTAAAACTTTAATTGTCATGCAGATACTTGGTAATACTAAAACATTCTTTGATGCACAATCCACAATAGTCGATACGAACGTTACAGAGTATTTAAACAAGACAATAGAAGATCAGTATGGTATGTTGTTTGATATGGCACAGGAAAACACTATTCAGGAGATGATTAATGCCCAGTATTGAGTATGCGGGATTAAAGGTATCTGGAGGCAAAGTCTTTGCCATCCTTACCTTATTAGGTGCATTAGGATCAGGTGCATGGGCCACTTTTACTTTTTATCAGGATTATCTCACAATGAAGGAAAAGATTTTGACTTACACCGAGCCGGACCTTTCTGGTTTTGATAAGAAGATCGCACTTGTAGAAAGTGAAACAAACGCAAAAATGGATTCTGTTATACAAAAGGTTGATGGTTTGAAAAGTGAACTTGACATAGTCTTAGAGGAAATAAGCCTGATAAGTCAGGTTAGTCGTGAACTTAAAGACGATCTTAAAACGGATTTACGCAATATGGAGCAAGACGTTCGTCACGTCACCGAAATTGTTAATGACGTGGAAGATAGACAAAAAGAAGACACTAGGGAGATTATGGATGAGCTTAAAATTATAGAAGAAAACCTTGAATTAAGCGTTGACAAAGCCTTAAATAACCCTTTAAGTGGTATGAGTGCGAAAACAAAATGATTAAATTAGATATAAAAACAGTATTACCATACCTTGTTTTATTAGGTACTTTGGCTATGACATGGGGTATGTGGTCAGAAAGATTAAATGCTGTTGAAAAGAAAGCTGATAGTGTTGCAAAAATGCAACAAGATATTGCAGTCATTAAAGAAAAGATTATTCAAATGGACGATAGAGTCATGTGGATAGAAGAGTTTTTAATTAAAACAATTGATTACTAATGGCTATTTCACGTTCACAAATGAAACAACAAATAAGTAAACCTGGAGGTAAGAAAAATGGGAAAACTCTGCGCAAGAGGAAAAGCCGCCGCAAAGGCTAAATTTAAGGTGTACCCTAGCGCATATGCAAATATGTATGCAAGTGCTGTATGTTCAGGAAAAGTAACACCTGGTGGAAAGAAAAAAAAGAAAGCTAGTGGTGGTGAAATACAAAAATTTACTAATGGCGGTCATGCAACTTCACAAAAAAGAAAAAAAGTTTCTGATAAACGCAAAACAAAAAGCAACAAAATTATTGCTGCTGGATGTGGTGCGGTTAAACGCAGAAAGACTACTACATTAAGTTAGGAGGTTAATCATGGATAAAATATGGTCATGGTGGGACAAACTCAATAGAACTGGCAAGATTGCAGTTGCTGGTGGAGCTATTGTTGTATTGTTCTGGATACTTAACAACTGGGTCTGGTAATGGCTAAAAAAGGTTTACGTGCTTGGGTAAAAGAAAAATGGGTGGACATTGGTGCACCTAAAAAAGATGGTAAATACCAACCCTGCGGTAGATCAAAAGGTTCAAAACGAAAATATCCGAAGTGTGTCCCTATAGCAAAAGCTAGAAGGATGTCTTCCTCTCAAAAAGCGTCAGCAGTGCGTCGTAAGCGTGCTGCTGGCAATCCAGGTGGAAAACCTACAAACGTCAAAACATTTGTCTCGAAAAAAACTAGCAGAAAAAATAAAAGATGATGTAGTTCAATGGTCTAAGCAAGTCTTAGAACCTATGAATAAACATCTTGGCTTTCCCGCATGTCCTTTTGCTGCAAAGTGGAGAAAAGAAGGTAAGCTCCGTATTGAGGTCAGAACTGATAAAACGAAGTATGAAAAACATTTAACTTCTTTACTAAAAGATTGGAACAAAAAACAACACGATATAATTATCTTTTGTGACCCTTTTTGGGAACAATATGATGAAGAACAATTTCAAGATAAAATAGATTTCTATAATAAAACATATAATAAACGAGATATATATTTTATGGGTTTTCATCCTAATAATCCTGCTACTGTTGAGGACCAAGAGTTTTTGGTCAATCCCACAGATAATTGTGATTGGGAGCCTGAAAATCAGTTTAGTATGATGCTGATACAGAAATTTAAACAGCTTTACGAAGCAAGTTGCAAACTACATAAGATAGGTTATTATAAAAATTGGCCTGAGGAATACTACGATGACGTAGTAAAAACTCGCCAAGATACGTACGAAAAACTTTTTAAAAAGGAGAAAACCCATGGGACCAATGAAAAAACAAGCCATGAAAAGAGGCGGTAAGTCTATGATGAAACGTGGCGGCAAAGCTAAAAAACAAGTAATGAAGAAGAAAGCAAAAAAGAAGAAGTAATTTATGGCTACCTCGGGAACTACAGCATTTGACCTAAGTATTGATAAACTTGTTGAACGGGCATACGCACGTTGTGGCATGAATTTAAGAACAGGATATGAACTCTCTGCTGCAAGAGATAATTTAAATCTTTTGTTTTCAGAGTGGGGCAACCGAGGTATTCATCTTTGGAAAGTAAAAAATCATACTGCCAATTTGACTGCAGGAACTGCAACTTATACAGCACCTTCTGATGCTTCCGATGTTTTAGAATTAGTATTTAGAAACGGAAGCACTGATACTTCTATGACAAAAATATCAAGGTCAGAGTATGAAAATTTACCTAACAAAACATCACAAGGTACACCTTCTCAATATTATGTACGAAGAAATTTATCTAATGTAAACATTACATTATATCAAACTCCTAATACGACCGACACACAAATAAATTATTATTATGTTGGTCGAATTGAAGACGTTGGTAATTATACTAATACACCTGATGCTCCTTATCGTTTTTTACCATGTTTAGTATCAGGGCTTGCTTATTACACTGCACAAGAAGTTGCACCTGAACGTTCACAAGAATTAGAAAGAAGATATGAAGCTGAGTTACAAAGAGCATTAACGGAAGATAGTCAATCTACTTCTGTGCATATTGTACCTCGTGACTTTTATTCAGGATAATACATGGCATTTGCAACTGGAAAATATTCTGTTGCGCTTTGCGATAGATGTGGACAACAATATCCTTACCTGGAATTAAAACAAGAATGGAATGGATTGTTTACCTGTCCTGAGTGTTTTGAACCCAAGCATCCACAACTAGATCCTCCTTATCATCCTGCTGATCCAGAGGCTATACATGACCCTAGACCTGCAAGACAAGAGCCTGTTACGGTATTTGTTGGAGCTCCAGGAGATAGCATCTTTGAATCTGATGGAATGCAACCTGTGACACCAACCAAAAAGTTGATAATTACTATGAATGTTGGTAATGTAACGGTGAGTACATCATGAATTATTCTGAACTTTTAACAAATGTAAGAAATTATACTGAGGTCGGATCTGAGGTTTTATCCGATGCAGTTCTTAATGTTTTTATTGAAAACGTAGAAAACAAGGTACAAAAACAATTAGACTTAGATGCCTTTAGAAAATTTGCTACTTCTAGTTTTACGACTGGTAGTCCTTTTATTACCCTACCTGATGATTTTGATTTAGAACGTGGTGTACAGATTGTTGACACATCAACAAATGATCGTACTTGGGCAGAGCAAAGAGATACAACTTTTATTGATGAATACAATGTAGACAGAACTAATAATACAGGTAAGCCTATTTACTATGCAAACTGGGACCAAAACACTTTAATTTTCGCACCTACTCCAGATTCAGCTTATACTGTTGAATTATGGTACAATGCAAAACCTGATCATTTAACAAGTACAAATACAACAACCTTTTTATCCAATAATGCACCCGAGGTTCTTATCTATGGCACAGTGGCCGAAGCCTTTTCATACTTGAAAAATCCTACATTTGTGCAATTATACGAACAGAAGTACAGTCAAGCTGTACAAGGTTTATCTGTCACTCAAATGGGCAGAAAACGTCGAGACGAATACGCAGACGGAGTCCTGCGTGTACCGTTACAATCAGTGGCTCCAGGAGGTAAGTAAAGATGGCAATTACACAAGCAGTCTGCGATAGTTTTAAAGTTGAACTATTGGAGGGTGAGCACGATTTTGATTCATCTGGTGGTGATCAATTTAAGTTAGCACTCTATAGTGCCTCTGCATCTTTAAGTAATACCACAACAGCGTATACCACTTCCAATGAAGTTGGCGCTTCTGGAACTTATTCTGCTGGTGGTGGTAACTTAACAAGTGCAGGAGCTTCAGGATCAGGCGCAACAGCGTTTATTGATTTTAGTGATATAAGTTTTACAAGTGCTACAATCTCTGCACAAGCAGCAGTGATTTACAATTCTAATACTTCTGCAACAACAAATACAAATGCTGCAGTTATGGTTTTAGATTTTGGTGCAGTTAAATCATCCACATCAGGAACTTTTACAGTACAATTCCCAACCGCTGACGCATCTAACGCAATTTTAAGAATTTCTTAAAATAACGCAAGGTAGGGCGTCATGTTTTACGGTAACAATACTTTTGCTGAAGACGCTTTTTCGTCGCCCGGACCAGTCGACGCTAGCGTTGCCGTTACAGGTATAAGTTTAGCGACTGCTCAAGGTGATGAAACAATCACCACAAGTGTTACTGCAACTCCTACTGGTATTGCCTTATCGGCAACACAAAATTCCGTTACAATCTTTGTTCCTGACGTTACTGTCAGTCCGACAGGTATTGCTCTTTCTACAGCTATCGGTCCTTACTCAATTGTCACTGATACAGAAACGACAATTGTTGTTGGTGCTGAAGCTCTCATAGAAACCAGTATCGGTACGCCTGTTGTTACAGGTTCTGCTGTTGCGACACCGACAGGTATCGCCATAGCAACGGCTCAGGGTGATGAGACTATACAAACAGACGTCACTGTAGCTCCAACAGGAATAGCTTTAACTTCTGCTTTAGGTACGGCTACAGCAGCTATATCAATTACTGCTGAAGTTACAGGTCAATCCTTAACTACTAATATAGGAGATGCGGTTGCAACTGGTTCTGCTCTTGCAACGCCAACAGGTATTGCGCTTACTGTAGTTCAAGGAACGGCTGAAGCGACTGTATCCATAGATGCTGCTGTTACAGGTATTGGTTTAACTTCCGCTCAGGGTAGTGTCACTGCTACGGGTACGGCTGTTGCCACACCCACAGGAATACAGCTAACAACAGGACAAGGAGGAGTAGGTGTGATCGCTTGGTCTCCTGTTGTACCAGGTATAACAAATGCTTGGACACCCGTAGATGATAGTAATACAAATACATGGACGACTGTTGATGATTCAGCTACAAATACATGGACAGAAGTAGATGACAGGGAGGTAGCTTAGTGCTATAAAAATATATGGCTTTTGTAATTAATGATCGAGTAAAAGAAACCACTACAACCACAGGAACAGGTGATATTACCTTTGGTGGAGCTGTTCAAGGATATGAAACCTTTGCAGCAGGTATTGGAAATTCTAACACAACTTATTATGCAATTTATAATCCTGGCACTGCTGAGTTTGAGGTAGGTCTAGGAACGCTGAGTGGTGATTCAAGCACCATGGCGAGAACGACTGTTATCAGTAGTTCTAATAGTGACAATGCTGTTAATTTTTCAGCAGGGACAAAAGACATCTTTTGTACTCTTCCTGCTAGTAAAGCAGTTATTGAAGATGCTAGTAATAATGTGGCGATTGGCAATGATTTGACTATTGGTGCTAAATTAAAACTACCAACAAATACAGCAAACAAAATTCTCGTAGCAGACGGTACTTCTTTTGAAGAAGTTGACATGTCAGGTGACGCTACGATCGCATCAGGCGGTGCCGTAACTTTAGCGGCATCTGGTGTTTCAGCAGCAAGTTATACAAATACAAATTTAACAGTAGACGCAAAAGGTCGAATTACAGCAGCTTCAAGTGGCACTGCTGGTGCAGGAGCAGGCTTTGTAATTGCTATGGCCGTGGCCCTATGATATAAAAATGGATAAAAGGAGATAAACATTGGCCCAAGATTTCGAGAGAGCCGTAGCATTTGATTCCGCAGGTGATGTGGACATTGGGACAACTGCGAGAACAATTATCACTTCAAATTCAGATGATGCCATTATTGGTATTCGACTCACTAACGTGACGACAGCAACAATTAAAGCAGATGTCTATATAACAAGCACAGCGAGTGGTTCTTCGGCAGATTCATACCTTGTCAAAGGAGCACCAATAGCAGCAGGAGGATCATTAGAACTAATTGATGGAGGTGCAAAAATTGTACTTTTATCGGGCGACGCCCTGAAAGCCAAATCTGACACAGACGCTAGTCTCAACGTTTGGGTTTCTTATATTGATAGTATTAGTACATAGGAGTTAATATGGGATATTTAGGAAATCCAGTAACAAAAAATTTCACAACCACTACATCCGTGCAAACATTAACAGGCGATGGTTCTGTATCATACGCTCTTTCAGCAGCAGCAGCGGTCCCCGAAGATATTGCCGTTCTTCGTAATGGAGTGAGGCAGAAACCAACGACAGACTACTCAGTCAACGGTGCACAAATCACGTTTACTACAGCGCTAGCTTCGACCGATACTTGCTTTATTATTTTCTTAAACGGAATTTTGTTAGATCAAAACACACCCGGCACAAACTCTATACAACCGAGTATGATGTCCGTGTTCAATGGTGTATATCAAAACTTACAAACGGTATCATCTACCGTCACTGTAGCATCAACCGATAACGCATTCTTAGCAGGACCTGTTACTTTTACAGGCACTGTCGAAGTAGAAGGGAACTTAACCGTCGTATGAGTACGCTTGAAGTCAATAAAATTACACCTGCTGGATCAGGAACAACTGTTACCTTAGGAGATAGTGGTGATACTTTTAACCTTGCTAGTGGAGCAACTGCTGGATTTGGTAAAATTGGTCAAGTGGTGATAGCAGAGAGAACAGCACAAACCTCTTTGGGAACAGGCTCTTTTGTTGATTTAAATTTATCACAATCAATTACTCCAAGTGCAACCTCTTCTAAAGTTTTAATTCTAGGCACTATCATGGGGTGTCAAGTTGATACAGGTGGCAACTCTCGTTTAGATATTCGTCTACAACGAGATATTGCGGGCGGTGGGTATTCACAAATTTCTAGTACATCAGGTGCTAACTATTTTAGAAGTGGAACATCATTAGCATTTCGTGCCGGTGGTTTTTCTTTTAATTTTATTGATAGTCCTAGTAGCACAGGATCTGTCACATATAAGTTTCAAGGTCAAGGAGTTGACTGTTCTGTCAGTGGTGCTTTTACAAATAAAGACGGCAATTCAGGTCGCTCTACAATTATTTTATTGGAGATATTAGCATGATTAATTTTGTAGATGCTATTAAATCATTAAACAGCAGTTATAATGTTTATATTGACGGAGATATAAATTCTCAAGAAGATTGGGATAGCAAAATAAAATTTATTACAGGAAAAGATGCAGACGGTAATGCTATTTTTGCTGATACAAAACCAATTACTTATGCACAAGCTTTAGAGGAATATAATCGTTTACAAGCTGAGTATGACAATAAACAATATCAACGAGATAGAGCTAGTAAGTATCCTGCGATAGGTGATCAGTTAGATAAGCTGTGGCACGCTATAGATGCTGATGATACATTAAAAGCACAATTTGCAGATTTTTATAATATAATAAAGACTATTAAAGATGAGCATCCTAAGGAGTAATAATGGGAACAGTATTCGTTGATAACCTCGAACCACAATC